CTCGCTTCTTGGCGGGGCTGACTGGCGAACAAAACACAAGGCAGCGAGATAGCCAGCCGTCTTGTAACTCAGCGGGGGAAATTCCGCCAGTAAATCTCTCAGGCGTTGAAGTTCCGTAGATGCAGCAGCAGGGTTGGATGATGGTTCGCTGCTTTTCTTGTTCGGCATATTCTTTTCCCTTATAGATGTTCCCGGCTGCCGAGTACAGTTTCATTAGCAATGAAACAACTTGCGCATGGTGCTTGCTGACGCCGGATTTGATATGGGCAAGCAGATGCCCGATCTCATCCCATAAGAACAACGTCGATTCGACCCGGCTTATGCGATCTTCGATTGCCGAGTCTGAAGCGATATCGTCGCCACCGAGAAGATCAGTCGCGCCAGCCTCGGCGCACAATCTCCGTATCTGGTTCATCGCATGAGCCTTGCCAGCACTCGACGGGGCGATTCCCATGCAATAGAGGTTGGTACGCGATCCAAGCGAATCCTTTATCTTGCGTCCAAACAACGCCCCAAGGAAAGCCAGCGAGCAGGCAAGAGACAAAAACGGCTGTTCCTTGATTGCTGTCGAGTTGATCCATGAGCAGATTTCTCCGAGCAGGCCGGTCGGTTGCGTAAGGAATTGAAGTTCGTTGTTCGGCGCAGGCGGTAGGACGATTTGCGGCTGGCTTTGAATGCTCCGAACAATCATCCCGTCGTAGTCGGCACAATTTAGATCGAGCGGTGCATAAGTCGGGTCGTCCAGAATCCAACCATCGGCCTTATCGCATGGCAGCCTTGCCGATTCGCTGATCTTGCGTCGGAAATCCTTCTCGTCCGCTGGATTACTCAAATCCCACGGCGGGACGCAGCGGGGGTTGTACTCGCGGGCGAGAATGTCGTAAGCTTGGCCTTCCGGCAGCCTGCAACCGCGAACCATGCACGTACAGGCCCAAAGCAGAGCGTTGTGCCCTGCTTGACCTTGAATCGCTGGCGCGACTTCCGCGAGGTACAAGCTTGCGCGGAGAATCGTATCGTCGTGAGTTGCTGAAAAGTCCCGACGCGCCTGGGCCGTTACGGCAGAAACCGGTGGTGCCGGATTAGCCCACGGCGCGCGGGTAACTGGCCGCATGAAGTCGGGATACTCGGCTAGTTCGATCTCTCCAAATGCGAGGTTAGGACTCCAAGCGTAGCGACCACCATTAGGATGAATGCTTGGCGCAAGGACGACGTAATAGCCATTCCCGCGTATGTCAATGCCAGGACGAAAGCTATTTCGGTTAGCAGGAGCGCGATCAGTCTTGTAAAACGCATGGAATCCTCCGCGCGGAGTGTCTTGCTTTACTGTAGTCGGAAGCAGCGGAAATTCCTTCAGCGATTCCAGGCCATTCACGCTTCCGTCAGCAGACACGTCAACGTCAACGACATAGGCTCCGCTGATCTCGCCAAGCGCAACCGCGATGTTCGCATTAGGCCAACGCCCCCACCATTCGTTGATCTTCGCCGGGTCCGTCGTCGCATCCTTTACGCCGTGCGACGTAATCGGAACCTTCTGGCCCGGCGCGATCGGGAAGATATGCCAACCGAGGCTTGCATACTTCAGGGCTGTTTCGAGGAAATTATTCATGTTGCCTCATGCAATGGCTTGTTGTATCCAACGATCTCGAAGAACTTTCCGTTCTTCTTGACCGTGATTGTTTTCGTCCATTCGATGAGTTGCTGAGGAAATAGCATATTTCCGAGCGCATCACTCATCGTTACTCTCTCTCTTCCGCCGAATCGAGTTTTCCACCATTGCTGCGCCTTATGGCCCGCCAAGCCTGTGTGGTCAAGGCAAACCCATTCACGAAACATTGAAAGTCCGCATCTGTATTGAACGCGAAGTGAATCGGGCGATCCTTCTTTCGCGTGTCTGGCGAAGTAAACAGAATCGACTTTCAGCGTTTCAGGCTCCGAAGAAAGAATGGATTTGCTCGACGCCTTCGCGCCGTGCATCCTGCGCTCCTTCTCGACGGCTTCAAGTCGATCAACTTCCTGCTTAGGAATCTCCCAGCCGCAAGCAGGGCAGACGCGGATAGCTCGACTGAAAGATTCGCGGCACTCTTGACAAGTCGCCATGACGACTTTATCGCCTCCAAGCAAATCAATCGGACCATGTTCTTCAATGCAACCAGCGAAATCCAACACAAGACAGTACGACTTAGAGGAGTGAATGCGTAAACCTCTACCGACCATTTGCGAGAATAGCCCAGGCGATAGCGTAGGCCGGAGTAATACGACGGTATCAATATGTGGCGCATCGAAACCCTCCGTTAAGACGTTGACGTTACAGACGGCGCGAACTGCGCCGGTCTTGAAATCTGCAATTAGTCGGTCGCGGTCTGATTGCCTCGTTTTTCCGGTAAGGTACGGAGCGTTGATTCCGTAGCTCCTAAGAGCGCGGGACACTTTTTCGCAATGTTCGATATCGACGCAGAAAAACACGGCGGCGCGGCGTTGTTCCGCCGACATAATTCGCACGGCTTCGGCAATGGCCGTAGAAACAATTCGATCATTGTTAGTCGCTTCAGCTAGTGAGTCGATAATGTAATCGCCGCCCGAATTGCGGCGAACTTCTTTCAGATCAGGCTGAGTCTCGCCGACCTTCGAGCGAAGGCTACAGAGATATCCCTGCGCTATTAGGTCGGTAATCTTTGCGTCGTAACATACTTCGTTAAGGATATGGTCTTTGTGGCAGATTGCGCCGCATCCCATTCTGAACGGAGTAGCAGTCCAACCTATTACACGAATGGACGGGTTAAAGCGTTTACATTCCCCAATAAACGTTCGATATTTTCCTTCGCCGCTTGGAGGAATTCTGTGAGCTTCATCGACGAAAAGGAAATCGAACGGCTGGAAATCACCGGCTTTGTTGTAAACGGAATCAATCGACGCGAAAAGGATTGGAGAGTCGTAATCTCTCTTTCCAAGTCCAGCGCTAAACACTCCAATATCTCCCTGTCCGAATCCGTAAGTCGGAGCGTCTGTATTTTTGCGTACTGCCGTGCGTAATTTGTCTGCATTTTGCTGTACCAGTTCTTTACGGTGAGCGAGAACGCAACCGCGCACCCAAGGGGCCTGCTCTTTCCAACGCTGGATCATGCCAGCCATGACGACAGACTTTCCGCTGCCGGTCGGAAGCACTACGCAAGGGTTCGTCTGCTTCTCGCAGATATGCTTGTGCAGCGCGTCGATTGCTTCGAGTTGGTATGGGCGAAGTTGAAACATAATAAAATGATCGGGCGGGAGTCGAACCCGCAATTCCATAGCTTCTCGCCGGGAGTGATACCATTTCACTACCGATCATTCAGTTGGTTACGTCGTAGCCAACAGCGCGCTCTAACTAGAACAGAAACGAGAGAATGTCGAATCCGTCCGGGTCCATATTCGACCCGACGCCTCCGATCATAGTCGCGGCTTCCTCAACTGGCATGGCTTCGATCTCGGCCAGCGTCGGCATCTCGATATCCGGGTTCATGGCCCATTCGATCTTGGCCGACTTCGCCCATGCGTTCATCCGGCGAACCGGGACAATGAAGTTGAAGCCCTGAAGCTGATTGACGCCTTGCGTCAGCATTCCGATGTATGTCCCGTCAGCCTTCAAGTACATACCGCCGCCAGATGAGCCGGGGAAAGATACGGTCGTCACTTGATCGAAGGTCTTGACGTTCGCGCCCTTCATCGGCAACGTGCGACCGGTCTGTGAGAGAACGCCGGTCGTATAGCTGTTGGCTCCGAACTGGCCGAGCAAGCTGCCGCAATGGGCCAACTCGACGCCGATATCTGGGATGTAGCCTTCTTCGAGATGAAACTTCGTACTGGCCGAGAGCGGATACGCGCCATTGCATCGAACCATAAGCAGCGCCAAATCCTCGCCGTAGTCGGCATCGCTGACCTTGATAACCTTGGCGTTGTACTTCACTTCGCCGACCCGGCGACCGTCTTGCTGGCGCTCTTGAACGATTTCCGCGTCTTTGTATTCGATAATGGTTTTTGTCGCGCCGTTGGCCGTAACGACCGTGCGAGAAGTGCGTAGGTTGTCAACGACGTGCGCCGCCGTCCAAACGAAGGTAATCGTGTCGTCGCCGATCTTCCGCGTAACGAGGTTGCCCGAGCCTTGGGCGTTTCCAGACTTGATCGTAACGCTCACATCCTGAAGATCATCGGGAACGCCTGCGCTCGCCAGCATCGGCAAACAGAGCAACGCAATCACAGCAGCAACATACTTCATGGTGCATCTCCAAAAACAGGGGTGAATAGAAATCTACTGACCTTTGCCGCGACCGTAGCGAGCATCGCCCGGCTTGTACCCGGTCTGAATGACGTGAGGCGTCGGGAACTGGCGAACGGCCATAGCGCCGCACTTGCATTCTCTCTTGGCTGGCGCAACGTGAGGGTACTTGACATGGACTTCTTCAACAGCGCCGCAATCGTGGCAAACGTAGTCGAACATTGGCATTAGCTGACTCCCTCCCGAATTTCGGCGTCGAACCAAGCGCCGTCTGCCGGTTCCTGAATCGTTGTCCAGATAATCGCAATCCGCCCGCCCTCGAATTCAGCTACTCGGTTGATTACGTTATCTTCCTTGGCGAGAATCGTTTCCGACTTCATATCCTTCTGATAGACAAGAAGCCAATTGGCGAGCAATTCCTTCTGGTTGCCGCGCCAAACGATTCGAGTGTCGGCTTCCGGGTAGCGGGCCAAGATCGAGGTTGACGCCCCGGTAACGGTAGCGCCGAGAAGTTCCTTTGCCGACTCGACAAGCGGATTCGTTAGGTCGCTTCTCGAAAGCGCCATCAATTCCTTTGTGCCGAAAGCGCCGTTGCCCTTGCCGTGAATCCACTTCTCGATGCTTTCGAGATTTTGGAACGTAATACATTGCGAGCCGCAATAGTCGCCGTAATCGACGGGTTCGGCGAACGAGATCAGACCCGGCAAAACCAAATGGTCGTCGCACCCTCTTGATTGATCCGAAACAGACAGACCGCGTGCGTGTTTTTCGCACGTCCAACGTGCTTCGCCATCCATTGTGGGAGTTGAATGACAACACTGGCGACATGAAATCGCCGGTATAGGCAGAGCAGACCGGGCCGAACCCCAACAAATTTCTTTTGCATCGCAGTATCCGCATTCGTAGTAGTCGGGCCGGTTCGAGATTCGGGCGGGCGGTTCCGTCGCCTTGATGATTCGTTCGGCGCGTCCCATGAGGGAATCGAATTCGGCCTTATCGAAGCGAACGCGCTCCGAATACAGTTCGTCGGTATCCTTGTTGCGAGCGAGATAGAGGGCGCGGGTCATTCCGCTAAGGCCCATGTAAACCATCATCTGAGCGTAGTGTTGTGGCTTCGCCTTCTTGACGCCTTCCTTCTTCAGCTTGGCGAACGATTTGGCATTGTGCGTTTTGAATTCGCCAACGTGCCAAGTCTTAGGCGCTTCAATAACGCCCAAAATGCCGCTATCCATGTGACCCGAGAAATGCCCGCCGAGTGCGCTTACGGCGAATTGATTTCCGGCTTCGTCGCGTTCATGGACTTCGCAGCCGATTGAGCGCAGGTCGCTAACAAAACGAGCCTCTTCAAAGTCGCCTGTCTCGAACAGCCGATACATTCTTCCAGAGAATTCAGGTCGGTAGCAGTAACGAAACGTGTACCACAGATACCTCTCGCAACTGTGACCGATGAGCGAAGCGCCGAGATATCCGCGAGGCTGTTCAGAATCGCCAGCTTTCTTGTAGGCTGCATAAATTGCCTCTATGGTCTGCGAGTCGGTCGGGAGATGTTGGGCAATGTCGGCCATTAGAGCGTTTTCCATTCCGTGATTATTTTCATCGCAAGTTCAAGCAAGCTGCCATCTCTCATGGCAATCAGGTCGTCAGCGGGGAGGTAATAGTAATAGAGCTTCTCTGCCTCGCCTGTGTACGTTATGACCTTATCGTTCGGATTAAACACCGAATGGATTAAGACCCCAGTTTCATACTGAAGATGAAACTGCAACGCACCCATCAATCTGAAAAACTCGATTGCCTTCATTTCTTCCCCATAATCTCACGGAGAATTTTCATCGTCGAGCCGCCTATGTGAATAGGCATTTGGCATTGCTTCTTCTCTTCCGGCGTTCGATAGATCGGCTTGCGGGGCCGAAGGCCGTACTGCGCGCCGAAGGTATGTAGGAATTCGCGAGCCTTGCGTTTCGTCGCTTCCTTTCCGCCTAGATGATTGCGGAATGCAATCACGATAGGAGAGTTGCAGTTCGGAGAGTTTAGAAGTTCGGCGGCTGTTATCATTGTTCCCTCGGTAAAAAAAGCCCGGCAGTTTCTTGCGGCTTCTGCCGGGCGCGCTTCATCTTTTAGTTTTAGCCTTCACTAGCCGTATGTACTTGCCTCTTGGCGCGGCCTTGCCGCATCTTGGATGCCTTCAGTATTGGGCCGAGGGCTACTTCGACTTATCGGCCCTCGGCTTCGACAAAGCGTTCGACACGGACAAAACGGAAGGAAGGCTATCAGGACAGCGACGACGGCTGCCGGTAGCTTCATTTCTTCGTTTCCTTCAGGGTGACGGAGATTTTCTTCGGCGTGACTTGGACGTTTGGCGCGAGATGCTTGTCGAACAAGGGCTGCACGTTCTCGCGGTAATACTCGTAGCCCTTTTCGTCCAACTCGACGGTCGCTTTCGTCTTGATCGGAGCCGGGCAGTTCTCGATCTTCGGCCAGTCGTCAACAATGGCCTGCACGTTGGCCTTATAGTTGAAGCCGCGCTCGACGGTGACGCTGAATCCTTCGATCTTCGCCGTTTTCTGTCCCCGTTCGGGTCCGGGAATAATGGCGGCGATCTTCTCTTCGACTTCGATACGCGCCTTCTTCGCGTTCTCTTCGGTCAGCTTGGCGAGGAGTAAATCACTGACGAGTTGCGGAAGGGTAGCTGCCGGTGGCGGGTCGTTCTCATAAAGGCCGTTTGACATTTCATTCTCCGAGGTTAGGGTGCGAACAAAGCTGCTCTCTTATCGCCGGGTTAGGCTGGTTTACTTCCCCCGGCTATCAACCAGCAGAAGAGAGCGCGCTTTGCTCGCATCCTTTCGAGCATTGAACGAGCCTTGCGGGCGGCGGGTAGATTTCCGACTTCGCCCCAACTCGCTCGACCTTCTCAACGGAACAACTCGCTACTTCAGCATCGGATTCGCGGGCGGCGGCGCGGCTGGGATGAGGGCATTCAGCGCCTTCACGTCCAGGACCTTCTTGGCGCGATCGAATTCGGGGAGATTGACGCCCGCCTTTCGCAGCTTGGCGGCGCGGGAGAGGACGGTCGAGTGCTTCAGGCCGGTCGCGGAAGCGACGGCTTCGGCGGTCTTACTGTTGACGCAGGCTTTCACGAAATCAACGTCGGTGACTTGGGGTTTCGCCATGTTGGTACTCTCTTTCGGTTTGAAGATCAGTCTCAGGGCTTTGTGTGCCGCCCTACTAATGAAAAGTTCCATACGATTACTCCGTAATTGGCATCACTGCCCCGGCTACCGATCCTTCTCGTTCACTACCGGCGAACCCAAGGGGGCGTAGGCTGGCCGGTCGGGGCTGCGGGCGCGGCGTATTGCGGCTGCTGCTGCATCGGCGGATGGTACTGCGGCTGCGTCGGCGGCTGATAAGCCTGTTGAGGCTGCTGCGGGGCCGCGTACTGCTGCTGCGGCTGTTGGGGCGGTTGATACTGCGTCGTCGGCATGACAGCGCCTTGCGAGGCGACAGCCGTGTTGTACGCTGGCTGCGCAGGAACGCCGCCCATCGGCTTGTAGGTACGAATCTGGTTGTCGCCATCCTTGACCTTGACGGCAGCGATGCAGGCCCGGTTGATAAGCTGCGAGCAGTCTTGGATGAACGGAACGCCGATGGACTGCCCGAGGGCAGCGAGGGTTCTCCTACCGATTTCCTCACATTGCTTATTCTGGTTGGCGATGTTGATGTTGTCGAACAACTTCCGACCCTTGTGCGGGCCGTCGATCACGTCGAGAGTCAATGCTATGTAGTAGCCTGTATTGGCTTTCGTCTGCTTGACTTCAGCCTTCTCGATGAGAACCGGCACGTCGCCGGGCGGGATAACCTCTAA